ATTTATATATATTTATATTAGATGAATAAAAAAAAATCACAACTAATTAATAAATATAATAGTGATTTTGATAAAATGTTTAAAACAGCTATGGAAATATCAACTTGTTATCGTAAAAAATGTAAGAAAGAATTTGAAGAACTACTAAAATATAAAGAAGGTGTAACAAAAAAAATATCAGAATTAGTAATAAAAAATGCTGAGTCAAGTGATTTTAGTAATCATAATAAGAAAGTAAAATTATTATCTAATGAATTTGATAATAAAAAAAGTGTTAAAGATTATTTAGAATTTTTTAATAAGGCAGAAAAAAATAATGTTGAACCAGACAAAAAATTAAAAAAAGAATATATGAAAGAATTAAAAATTTATAATAGAAAATTAAAAAAATTATTAAAGGACTATCATAAAACAGAAATGGGTAAATATTATAAAAAAGAGAGTGATAAATTGCTAAATGAATTATCATATAATGTTAAAACTATACAATTAGCAAAATGTAGTTATAAAGAATGTGTAGAATTACATAAAAAAGCTTTACAAACTATTAAAAATTTAGCACAAAAATTATGTGATGAAAAAAAAAAGAAATCATGTAAAATATTAAAAGCAATTAATAAAATAGATTATAATAATATTAATTTAAAACAGAATATTAAATTAAATATTAAATTAAAAAAAATGATAGAAAAAAAGGGGTTTATATAAAATATCACAAAACTCAATCAAGAGAATACATGGATAAATTATTAGATTCAGATTCAGAAGAATTTTGGGAAGAATATGTGACTGAAAATATGAGAAATTATCGAGATTATTGGAAAAGATATGTTTATATAAATTAGAAAATATATAATTACAAAACAAAAATCCCTATAAAAATAATTACTGTATAATTTTTTTTATTTTATTAATATAAAATGGAAACAGAAATATTATTATTAATATTTATATTTACATTATTTGTTTTAGCAGTAATATATATAACTTATATAATTTATTATAATTATTATAATACGGAAAAAATAGCATTAGAAGCACAAGGATTATTTGAAAAAAATCCGGCAGATAATGATATAATATCTATATCATCAAGAAATATGGTATATAGTGATAATCAAAATAAATTAATAATAATTACTTCTCCATATAGTTTCAAACAATTTTCAAATAATTCAGAATGGAAATTTAACGGTCTATATTGGGTTAATATTAAATCAAATGGAGAAAAAATAATATATAGAAGACATTTTAGTAATAATTAATATAATTATTATCATAAAGTATAGTTTTATTATTTGGATATAATTCTTTATAAAAATTATAAATATTAGTATGTATATCTAAATTATCATTATAATTAAAACTATAAATTAATTTTTTTGATTCAAAATTACTATGAATCCAATAATGTACCATATATGAATCATCATAATTACCTGTTTTTATTTTTTTAAGGTCATCAAGAGAACATTTTAAATTATCTAATTTGATATCATTAACTGGATAAATTAATTTACTATCAATTATGTGATAAAGATTATTATTACTATTTTCAATTGCAATTTTAAAAATATTAGTGCCAAAAACATTGAAATTACTTAATAAATTATCTCCATATTTATTGTATATATTTATAATAATATTTAACATCATTGTAATAATGTCATTATTTTTGTTACAACAAAAAAAGGCGTTACATAAATATTTATCACTGTACCATAAATAAATAGTCTGTTCTTTAGGTTCATATGAAATATAAAACTTATCACTATTATAATCTAATAAATCATCCAAATTTTTTAATAATAAAATATCCATATCAATATAAAATCCACCATAATGGTGTAGAATAGCTAAACGAGCTAAATCACTTTTTTGAACTGCTAAATTAGTTTTTTCATATATTTTATAAATATCTGGATATTCTTTTTTAATAAATTTGTCAATATTATAATCATTATCTTCTTTATTTTCATCAGTCCATAAAATATATTTGAAATTACTATTAATTGTCTTATTATATTTATAGATTTTATCAAAAAGTGTTGGTAGTTCGTGTAGTTTTTTAGGATAACTTATCCAAATAAGGTGAATGATTTTTGGTATCATTTATTTATATAAAATAAATAATGCTTATATATTTTATGGAGAATAACACAGAATGTTGTATATGTCTAATGGATATAAATGAATTATATGATTGTGATATATGTATAAATAAAATATGTGAAGAATGTTTTATTAAAATGGATAAAAAATATGACCAGCGTAATTTTATACTTAAATATAATTGCCCGGTATGTAAATATGAAAAATTATTAAATTTGGATGATATAGACGTAATAAAAAAATATAAATTATTAATATTTATAAAAAATTTAATAAATAATCAAAATAATGCTATAATTGAATTAAAAATAAACAATAATATATTAAAAAATAAATTAGATTTATTTACATATTATGGAACACAAACTTATAAAGTTATAAAATATTTTTATATTATTGATAAAATTATTTTATTAACAATTGTGTCTATAATTTATTATTATAATACTTAATATTTAAAACCTTCTTTTAATTTAAAAGCCTCTATTGTTTTATCTTCACCTTTATTTATATTAATATTATTATTATCTAAAGGCGTAGAAGTAATAGATATACCACAATATTCAACAGGATTATTTTTGAAATCTTGTCTTATATAAACACCTATATTAATTGATTCTTCTAAAATCCATCTAAAATTATCCCAAAATTCTGTTGTATGTCCTATAGATTCTGATGCTAAATGACCCATTTCGTGTAATGCTACAAACATCATTGTATTTAAATCCATTAATTTATCATTATTAGTAACACAAAGTCTTATTTCTTCTCCTTTATTCACAGAATAACTTGTAAAGTTTGGATCATTAGGTGCTTCTTTTATTGAATTTTTTTTATAATTTTCAAGAATTCTAATAGTTCTTGGATCATTAGGATAACTTTTTTTAATATGTTCATTAAATATTTCTATTTTTTCAGTAATTTTAGATAATAAATCAGCAGCTTCTTGTGAATATTCAGTATCTTGAACATAATAATCTTTATTATCATATTGACTTTTAATTTTAACAAGTCTATAATAATAATAATAAATATAGCACAGATATAATATAATAATAATCAGTATTAATATAATAAACACTTCAAGGTTTATATTCATATCTATCTATATAAAAATGAATAAAAATAAAAAATGATTTATATAAAAAATAGATTAAATAATCTTATTAATGGAATTTCCCAGAAAAGAAATTGATGATTTAATCGATAATTCTGAAGAAATACAATTACAAATAACAGATTGGTATATACCTGAAAATGATAAAATGAGAGAAAAAAAATCATATACTGAAGAACAGGATAAATATACTATGTTGATTTATGGAACAACATCAACTGGTATTACAGTATCAGTAAATGTAACAGATTATGAACCATATTTTTATGTAAAAGGACCTGATTCATGGGATAATTTATCAAAAAAACAATATGAAAATAAGGTAAATGAATTAAATATAAAATTATTGGAGGATAAATATAAATGTATTTGGAATAAAAAGGAATATTATAAAAAAATTATTCCAGATTACTTAAAAGACCATTTTAATAATTTAACATTTTGTCGTAAAAAAGAATTTTGGGGTTTTACGAATGAAAAATTATTTAATTATATTAAAGTGAAAACAAAATCGTTAGCCTTATTTAATGGTTAGAAATATTATTTTCAATCTTTAAAAAAAGATGGTTTTAAGTTATATGAAAGTAATATTGATCCATTTTTAAAATATATTCACGAAATTAATATTAAACCTTGTGGTTGGATATCAATAAGTGATTATGAATTATCTGATAATGATACTAAATCAAATTATAATATTACTACTAATTACAAAAATATTCAAGCTTTAAATATTAATAAAATAGCACCATTATTAATAGCAAGTTTTGATATTGAATGTACAAGTAGTCATGGTGATTTTCCATTAGCAAAAAAAAATTACAAAAAACTCGCACAGGATTTAACAAATATATCAAGAAATGGTTATGATATAACAAAAAGCTGTTTAATAAATTGGATTCAGTGTATTTTACATAAAGATGTAATTATAGATGATGATTTAAAAATACATAAAATCTATACAAAAAAGAAAATAAATTATGAAAAGATACCTGAATTACTTGAAAATGATATTGATGATATAATAAAAATATTAGATAAAATTTATAATTGTGATGATGAAAGTGATGAAGATGAACGCGAAAATTTATCAATAAGTGAAATAAATAAATTAGAAGATGATGTTTGTAAGTTATTAACAAAATCTCTTCCAGAATTGGAAGGAGATGAAATAATTCAAATAGGTACAACTGTCCATAAGTATGGCAGCGATGAGATTATTTATAAAAATATAATTACTTTAAATACTTGTGATAAAATTGATAATTGTGATGTAATAGAATGTAAAACGGAGAAAGAAGTAATATTAGAATGGAAAAAACTAATTAGTGATTTAAATCCAGATGTATTGATAGGTTATAATATATTTGGTTTTGATTTAAATTATATATGGGATAGAAGTTTAGAATTAAATATGAATGAAGAATTTTCACTAGGTTTAGGTAGAAAAATAACAAGAAAATCGAAATTATTTATTCAAGAATTATCTTCATCAGCATTAGGAGATAATACTTTAAAATATATTGACTATGATGGAATAGTTATAATTGATTTATTTAAAGTAATGCAAAGAGAGTATAAATTAGACAGTTATAAATTAGATAATGTAGCATCGATATATTTAGGAGATAAAAAAGATGATTTAAAACCAAAAGAATTATTTGAAAAATATAGAGGAAATTCAGAAGATAGATGTGTAATTGCGAAATATTGTATTCAGGATTGTGCTTTAGTAAATAGATTATTACATAAATTGAAGATATTGGAGAATAATATTGGTATGGGGAATGTGTGTTTAGTTCCTTTAAATTATTTATTTAAAAGAGGGCAAGGTATTAAGATATTTTCATTAATATCAAAACAATGTATGGATAAAAATTTAACAATTCCTGTTATAAATAATTATACAAATTTTGACTTAGATAACGATGGGTATGAAGGTGCTGTTGTTTTAGATCCAAAAGAAGGAATGTATTTAAATGATCCAATAGTAGTATTTGATTACGGTTCTTTATATCCATCATCAATGATATCAAAGGATTTATCACATGATAGGTATTTATTAGATGAAAAATATAGAATAGATGATCCTAATATTGAATATATAGATGTATGTTATGATTTATATGAAGGCAAAGGTGATAAAAAAAAGAAAGTAGGAATTAAGACTTGTACCTTTGCTAAAATAAAGGATGAAAACGGAAATCAAAAAAGGGGAATTATTGCGGAAATATTAATTATGTTATTAAATGAAAGAAAGAAAACACGTAAGAAGATAGAATATCAAACAATTGAAACTAAAGATAAAACTTATAGTGGTTTATTAAGTGAAAAAGATGATGAATATACTTTATTAAATGTTGAAACAAATGATAAAGTAAAGGTAATGAAAAATGATGTAATTAAGATTTATGAAACATATAATAATTTTGAAAAAGATGTATTTGATTCATTACAATTAGCATATAAAATTACAGCTAATTCTTTATATGGTCAAATTGGTGCTAGAACATCTCCTATATATTTAAAAGAGATAGCAGCATGTACAACAGCAACAGGTAGAGAAATGATAATGACAGCGAAGAAATTTGTAGAAGTAAATTATAATGCTGAGGTAATTTATGGAGATACAGATTCAATATTTTGCAAATTTCCATTAAAAGATAAAAACAATAATCAAATATTTGGAAAACAAGCATTACAAAGTGCTATAGATATTGGTATAGATGTTGAAAAAAATATAGCAAAAATAATGCCATATCCTCAAAAATTAAATTATGAGAAAACATTATATCCATTTATAATTTTAAGTAAAAAAAGATATGTTGGAAACCTATATGAATTTGATATAAATAAATTTAAACAAAAATCTATGGGTATTGTTTTAAAAAGACGTGATAATGCAAATATTGTTAAAAAAGTTTATGGTGGTATTATTGACAGATTATTAAATAAACAAGATTTAAACTCTTCAATTGAATTTTTAAACGAAGAATTAAATGATCTTGTATCTGGTAATACCGATTTGAAAGACTTAATTATTACTAAATCATTAAGAGGTTCATATAAGGACCCTACAAAAATTGCTCATAAAGTATTAGCAGACCGTATAGGTTCTCGTGATCCAGGTAATAAACCGGCAGTAAATGATAGAATACCATTTATTTATATTAAAATTAAAAATGAGGATAAAACAACATTACAAGGTGATAAAATAGAAAATCCTGATTTTATAAAACAAAATAATTTAACTCCTGATTATCTTCATTATATAACAAATCAAATTATGAAACCAGTAATACAATTATATGCTTTATCATTAGATGAATTACCAGGATATGATAAAGATGAAAATTATTGGGAAGAAATAAGTGAAGAATTAAAAAAGAAACCAATATATGAAGATGATATTAAAAGATACAATAGAATTTGTAATTTAAAATTACAAATGGTGAAAGAGTTATTATTTGATAGTTATATAAATAGATTAAAAGAACCAGTAATAAAAACAAGAAAAATCAAAAATAAAGATGAAAATCCTGATATATGTATTGAAAAATTGACAGATAATTTATATATAGATTTAAAAATAACTAAGAAAAATAATTGTGAAAATATATCAGTTATATGTAAGTTGATTGATGATAAAAAAACATTATATAAATATGTTACAGAAACTAATTTGAATAAAACTAATATAACATCATCAATGATAATAAGAATGATTGATTATTATAATGATAAAGGTATTAATAATGAATTAAAAATTAAACTAAATAATAAAACATATATTAAAGAATTTAATAAAGCAGTTATATCATATAAAGACTTCATTAATAATGAAATACGAAATAATAATTTAGTAGAAAATGCTTTAGATACAAATGATATAGGTATAATGAATGATTCATTGTCACTAATGGGTTTTAAAGAAATATTATTAAAAAATAAAAAAATAACTTTCATATAATAGTATGATATTACTTAGTAATTGGATAAATTTAGGTATTATTAAAGTAATTTTATCAGCTTTTTTAATTTTAATACAAAAATATTATAAAATAGATTCTGATTATTTATTTCCAATAATTATACATATAGTATCTTCTATATTTTTAATATTTATATTATTAAAAACAGGGGATTATAAAAATATTAATAAATTAGATTATAGATTAGTTTTATTATCATCTATAGCAATAGTAGCACTTGTTCTAATTAGTTATAAATTAATTAAAATAAGTCCAAATCCAGCTTATATAAAAATATTTAGTGCGTTCGATATGATATTAGTATTATTAGTAAGTGGATTAATATTTAAACAAAAAATATCATTCCCAATGATAATAGGGTTTATGTTTGTATTTATAGGTTTTGTTATATTATGTTGTCATATTTAAATATTCTAAAATTTTTTTAGCTTTTTCTGTTCCAATTTTATCTATATTTGTCAACAGTTTTATTTTATTATCATAGGAATCAATTTTATCTATTTCTGTAATTAGTATTTTAAAATTATTATATTTATTAGCAATATTTTTAGCTATTGTATGAGAAATAGTAGGTATTTGAGATAACTGCATAATAAAACAAATTTCAGGTGTAATATTTTCTATTTTTTTCTGTTTTATTTTAACATTTTCAATATAATTTATTTCATTTTCATTTTTCTTATATTTATCTGGATTATCAATTATTTTACAACACAATGATAATATAAATGTAGCCGTTTCATCTATATTATTTGTAAATATAAGTTTAATATTATCTCTATAAAGAATACTAAAATAAGCAGATGAAATTTTCTTATTATCTTTAAGTAAACTTTTAATAATAGTATCGCCTTCGATTATATATGTAATATTATTATGATTATAATTAGATAATAATCTTAATTTTTGTTCTTTATATCTACCATCAATAATAGAT